GCGGCGGCAACCCAGCCGGACAGCGCCACCAGCGCGATGACGTTGGGAATGACCATGAGGTTGTTGAACATATCCGTCAGCTCCCACACCAGATCGTTGCTCATCATGGTGCCCATCAGGATGAACACCAGGGCGATGAGGGTGTAGATCACGGTGCAGGCCTTGGGGTCCTTCTTGCCGAAAAGCCAGATGGCGTTGATCTTGCCGAACAGGTTCCAGCTCAGAACCGTGGAGAAAGCGAAGAAGAACAGGCAGATAGCCACGAACTTGGCGCCGAGGCTGGCTCCCATCACGGAGCCGAAGGCGGTCTGGGCCAGATTGGTCTTGCTGAGCACGGAGGTCACATCCCCCGCATAGCCGTTTGCCAGAGGGCCATCGGCGGTGTAGAGGGTGCAGATGATGACCAGCGCGTTGAGGGTCAGCACCACGAAGGTGTCGATGAACACACCGATCATCGCCACAACGCCCTGCTCGTGAGGATCCTTCACGTTGGCCTGAGCGTGGGCATGGGGGGTAGAGCCCATACCGGCCTCGTTGGAGAACAGACCACGCTTGGCGCCCTGAGAGATGGCCTGCTTGATGGCGTAGCCGAAAGAACCGCCCACGATGGCCTGAGGCTCAAAGGCGTACTTGAAGATCATGCCGAAGGTGGCGGGGACGTACCGGATGCGGAAGATCAGGATGACCAGACCGCCCAGCAGGAAGATTGCCGCCATAATGGGGACGATTTTTTCCGTAACGGCAGCCAGTCGCTGAACGCCGCCCAGGAAAATCACGGCACAGATCACCACCAGCGCCACGCCCACGATCCAGGAGGGGATGCCAAAAGCGGTCTGGAAGCACTCGCCGATGGAGTTGGACTGCACCATGCAGCCCATGAAGCCCAGAGCCAGGATGATGGCCACGGCGAAGAAGGTGGCCAGGAACTTGCCGAAGCCGCCCTTGAAAGCGGTGGTGATGTAGTAGACGGGGCCGCCGTGGATGGTGCCGTCAGCGGCCTTCACCCGGGTCTTGATGGCCAGCGTGGCTTCAGCATAGATGGTGGCCATGCCGAAGAAGGCAATGACCCACATCCAGAAGATGGCGCCGGGGCCGCCGGTCAGAATAGCGCCGGATGCGCCTACGATGTTGCCGGTGCCCACCTGGGCGGCAATGGCAGTGGCCAATGCCTGGAAGGAGCTCATGCCGCTGTCATGCTTTTTGCCGTTGAGGGTCAGATTGCCGAACACTCTGCGCATACCCTCACCGAAGCAGCGGACCTGAACAAAGCGGGTCTTGATGCTGTACCACAGGCCGACAGCCACCAGCAGAAAGACCAGAATGTAGTTGGACAGGTACGTGTTGACGCTGCATACAGCGGGATAAAGCGCAGCGTCCAGTTTTGCGACGATCGATTCCATAGTTTTTCCTCCTGTACACGGTTTCACCGACGGCGGGATCTTTGCCGCGGTGATAAAAAAATGGAGCGGCTGGCAATGCAGCCGCTCCGAAGAACGCAGTACAGGAGATCGACGCAGCCCCGCCGCAAACGGTGAAGCCTGCGGCCTGCCTGACGGAACTCTCCGCCTCGCCTGCCGCTGCGTCAGATCACTCTGTCCTTTTACCTGAGAGATTCAGCGGTCATGCCGCCTTTCACCTTCGGTACCCGGTGAGCCGGGATTCTCCAGAGCCGCATCCACCCATAGTCCTGTCCGCACGGCGGACACCTGAGAGTTTTACTCCTTCGGTAGATTTACGTCGTTTTCCTATGGGCTTCCATTGCCGGTATTCCGTTGTTGAAGATAGCCGTATCCTATCATATGCGCCGCGGAATGTCAACTGTCCGCGCATGGTGGAATGCCTGAAATATTTGAGGTTTTCCAGAGAAATTTGTGCATACGGGAGAAAAAAGCGGTCCCTCTTTTCGGAAGGACCGCTTTTCGGTATGCGGTTGATCAGAAATCTGCGCTGCCCACAGTGCGGGGATGCAGTTCCACGTCGCGGATGTTGTTCACACCGGTGAGATACATCACCATCCGCTCGAAGCCCAGGCCATAGCCTGCGTGACGGCAGGAGCCGTAGCGCCGCAGGTCGCAGTAATACTTGTAATCCTCCGGATTCATGCCCAGCTCCTTGATGCGGGCTTCCAGCACATCCAGACGCTCCTCGCGCTGGCTGCCGCCGATGATCTCGCCAATGCCAGGCACCAGGCAGTCCGCCGCGGCCACGGTTTTGCCGTCATCGTTCAGGCGCATATAGAAAGCCTTAATGTCCTTGGGATAGTCGGTGACGAATACGGGCCGCTTGAAGATGTGCTCCGTCAGATAGCGCTCGTGCTCGGTCTGCAGGTCGATGCCCCACTCCACGGGATAGTCAAACTTCTCACCGCTCTTTTTCAGCAGGTCCACCGCTTCCGTGTAGCTCACCCGGCCGAAGTCGGAGGAGGCCACATGCTCCAGACGCTCCCGCAGGCCCTTATCCACGAACTGGTTGAAGAAGTCCATCTCCTGAGGGCACTGCTCCATCACATAGCGGATGATATACTTGATCATGTCCTCGGCGGTATCCATATAACCGTTCAGATCGGTGAAGGCCATCTCAGGCTCCACCATCCAGAACTCGGCGGCGTGACGCTGGGTGTTGGAATTCTCCGCACGGAAGGTAGGACCAAAGGTATAGACATTGCCGAAGGCCATGGCGAAGTTCTCGGCGTTCAGCTGGCCGGACACCGTCAGGCTGGTCTTCTTGCCGAAGAAGTCCTGACTGTAATCCACCTGACCGTCCTCCGTCTTGGGGACGTTGTTCAGGTCCAGCGTTGTCACCTGGAACATCTCGCCGGCGCCCTCGCAGTCGCTGGCGGTGATGATGGGGGTCTGTGCGTAGACAAAGCCGCGATCCTGGAAGAACTTGTGGATGGCGTAGGCCGCCGCACTCCGCACCCGGAAGGTGGCGGAGAACAGGTTCGTCCGGGGACGCAGGTGCTGGATAGTCCGCAGGAACTCTACGCTGTGGCGCTTTTTCTGCAGGGGATAGTCCGGAGTGGAGATGCCCTCCACGGCGATCTCGGTGGCCTTCAGCTCCAGAGGCTGCTTGGCATCCGGCGTCAGGGTCACAACGCCGGTGACGATCAGGGCCGCGCCTACGTTCTGGGCGGCGATGTCCTTATAGTTAGAGAGGGCCTCTGCCTCCATCACCACCTGAAGATTGCGGAAGCAGGAGCCGTCATTCAGCTCGATGAAGCCGAAGCCCTTCAGATCCCGAATGGTGCGGACCCAGCCGCCCACGGAAACGGTCTGACCGGAGAGCGCTTCGCTGTCTGCAAAAATTTTTGCGATTTTTGTGTAACTCATAGTTTGATCCGTCCTTTGTGTTGTTGGTACAATTATAAGCATAATACTCCTATTTTTCGTTCTTTACAAGAGGGAACCGCCATTCTTCCAGCAGAATCAGGGATTTTACGGCGAAAACATAAATTCCTCTTGAATTTTGGCCATTCATCCGATATAATGAACAACGTTAATGCCGGTGTGATGGAATTGGTAGACGTGACGGACTCAAAATCCGTTGGTAGTGATACCGTGTGGGTTCGAGTCCCACCACCGGCACCAGAAAGAAAAACCGTGTAGCCGCAATGGTTACACGGTTTTTCCTTTACTTTCAATCGGTACAGTCGTTTTTTCGGCGCTCAATAATCGAGCAATCCGAAAACGCAAAAGTACACAAAATCAAAAATCGGGAAAGCAAATGCTAACTAAAATGCTAATGTGAAAAGGCCGCTTCCCCATGGTTATCAATCAGTTATTTTCGGAGCCTGCATGATCTCCGCTGGCGACATCCCCAGCAGAATCCACCGTAGCTTTCAGCACGGCAATCATCTTTTTCAGAAACTCCGGCAACGGGGCTCCCATCTTGCCTATATTCTCCAAGATGCTGCCCAACTCCATCAGCATATACCATACTACCACCAGCGGACACACAAATACCGTATATTCAAAAGGCAATGCCAGTCCATGGATATTCCCCAACAGATAGCCCACCACGGCGTCCAGAATGCCCGCCACCAGCACGGCGAAGATGCAGCCAGCTTTATGCCACAGTCCTTCTCTGGCGATCTTCGAGGACCATTCCCCACTCTTCGCCGCAGCACTGTAGCCGGTGATGTAGTCGATGGCCATGCAGCCAACCCACGCCAGCACCAGCCAGCCGAACCAGCCCCACAGGGCCGTCATGGCTGCCAGAACAGCGGCCAGCGCCGCCTTGAACTTCGTCACGTTCTCCATCATGTCCGTATCCTCCTTCGTTATTTCAGCGCCGCTGCCATCTTGATGATGAGCAGCCGCACGCTGTTCTCCGAAAAGTCCAGCTTCTTCCACCGATCTGGGCTGTCGATGATCCCTGCCGCCGCCAGCTTGTCCACCGCTGCGTCCAGCTCCGATACCTCTTTCCATGCAACGCCAAGGTATTCCAGGATGCCCCGGGCCTCTGCCGCCGCCAGCTTCTCCCGGTATGCGCTATCTTTCAGGTACGCCACATCTTCCTTGCTGGTGTGGAATCCATGCTCAATGAGCACCGCCGGAGCACTGGTGTGAGCCAGCACATACAGCCCCGGCTTCGCCAGAATGGGCGTGGAGCGGATGGCAGGCGCCACACCCTCCACCCTTGCCAGAATGGCCTTTGCGGCCTTATAGCGCGCCCCGGAGAGGCCGTACACATAGCACTCCCATCCACGGGCATTGCCCCAACCGTCCGAGCCTGTGGAGAGCGTCCCCGTGGCATTGCTGTGCAGGCTCACAAACAGATCCGGCTTTGCCGCATTAGAGATGCGGCACCGCTCACCCAGGGACACGTCGCCCCCATCCGGCCGGGTCTCCACCACCTCCACGCCGTAGCGCTCCAGATGGGCCTTGATGCGCTTTGCCATGTCCAGGGCGAACTCATGCTCGAAGTATGTACTGTCCGGACTTTTGTTGACCTTGTTGCTGGCGCTGTGCCCTGCGTCCAGACAAACCTTCTTTTTCGTTTCCACTTTGGGATCCTCCTTCGTCTCTTCCGTTTCTGCCCAGAAGCATAGCATTGTGGGCACCTTGCGGCTGCTGACCACCTTGCTGGCAGGGAATACTCCCTGCGTGCTGCCGCCGCCGTCAAGCATAAGGCCGTCCACACATCCCAGATCCAGCAGCTTGTCCTGCAGATGCTCTCTGGTGAGGATCATCTTGTCGCACCAGATCAGCACCCGGCCATCTCTCAGCCAACCAACAGCTGTCCGCTCTGCCGGACGGGCCACATCCGGCGTCAGGTTTCGCTTCAGCTTCGCCCCATTTTTCAAAAGAGGCACTCCGGAAAGAAAGCTGCCGCCACGATCCGTCAGCATCTGCGGCGTTCCATCAACGCCGGCGGAAATCCCCCAGTCCTGATACGCGTCCCGGCTGATGATTTTGCCATCGATCACCGTCCAACCGAGCGGTTGAAACTTGCCGTTAAAGAAATAGCCGTTTATGACGTGGGTGCAGCCGGTCCGGGCTTTCACCTGTTCCGGCGTCAGCCGCAGCGTCCGGTTGTCGAATACCTCCATTCTGGAGGTCTTGATGATTGCGTACACCTTCGCACCTGCTTTCTGTTGATTTGTATTATAATGGTTCCAATTTAGTGAAGGGGGCTATTGATATGGAACCAAAAGTTGAGCTATACACCGCGATCTGCACGGCCATGGATCGGCCGGACTCCAAGATCGCAATATGGGAGATCCTTTCCGGGTATACCGTCACCGCCACCGCCGCCTGCTCCAGTTTGGAGGATAGTATTGCAGAATTTTTGGCCGCTAAAAGAGCCGACAGTCTGTCCGAAAAATCCATCCGAAACTACCGCCAGATCCTTAACTTGTTCCGGCAATGGCTGGATCTGCCGCCCGCCCAGATCACCACGGATCACGTTCGCCGGTGGTTGTCCCACCTGAAGGAAGAGCGTGGAATGAAGAAAGACAGCGTGCAGACCTACCTGAATTGCCTTCGCAGCTTCTTCGGCTGGCTCCAGACTGAGGAGAAAATACAGCGAAACCCCATGAACCGCATCCGCAGCGCCCGTATCGACAAGAAGCACACCCGCCAGCCTCTCACTCAGGAGGAGGTGGAGCGGTGCCGGGCCGTTCTCGAGACGCCCCGGGAACGGGCCATATTTGAATTGTACCTTTCCACCGGCTGCCGCCTGTCTGAGTTAACCAATGTTCCGGCCAGTGCGGTGGATTTTCAGTCCCGGACAATAGAAGTCCGGGGCAAAGGGGATAAAATACGGACTGTATATTTCAGCGTCCGGGCGAAGCTGGCGCTCCAATCCTACCTCGCTCACAGCAAGAATAATTCCGACTTGCTATCGTGCAATACGGCTCCCTATGGGCCGCTTGGCAGTCAGGCCATTGAGAAAATCATACGGGGTATCGGTGTAAGGGCTGGGCTGTCAGTTCCTCTGCATCCGCATAAGCTCCGGCATACCTTTGCCACCAGCGCACTCAACTCTGGAATGGATATTGTGGTGATCCAGCAGCTGCTTGGTCACTCCAACCTCGATACCACGCAGATCTATGCCCAAATTTCGCAAGAAGCCATCCGGCACAGCTATAACAAGCTGTGTGCGTGATATAACTTCGGCTAACAAGGCTACTGTGGAGCTGGACGCAGTGCACCTATTGCCGCTTTCTGGTAGCGCATACGCTGCACCTGCGTTTCGGAGTACATATAGCAAATCGAAATTCGGGAAGATCTCTGTGCATATTACATGTCAACCGACTAACCCTATTTCGGCTTACGAAACAATTACTGTTGCGATATTGCCTGAAGGCTATCGCCCTGCGATTTTAACTGAGTTATACCCCGGATTAGTAATTAAGTACCGGTCATATAATCTATGCGTTTGGCAAGTAACAACAGATGGCAGAATACTATTTACTCCTACGGTAGACATATCGAATTCAGACGGTGTAACCCTGCACGGCAGTTTGTCCTTTGATGTTTCAACTTAATTCGTGATCTTGGTGTATTTGCGCCAGACAACAACATTGTTAGCCGACGCATCGAAACCAATCGCATACAAATCAATCCCATATTTCCCAACTGATAAAATCAATTGCCTTGATTCGCCTCCATAATACGGAAGTCCGTTTGAATCCCCCAGATTTCCGCCACTACCTACAGTTTTATCGTAATTTTGAATGGGATCTTCAACAAATTTCTTGGAATCTGTGGTTGGCCCACTCCCGCAGGCAGTTACCTTGATATAAACAGGCTTCCCGAGATACCGCTCCGTGGTGCGGTATTCCACGCCCAGCACCATGGGCGGGTTTACATATTCCCAAGCACCCCAGTCATTTTGTCCTTGTTGTTTGTTCCGTTGTACGATCGTCCCGCCCAGCACCCCAGAATTGTATGTTTGCGCAAAGGCAAATTGATAACGAACGGTGTTGTTGGATATATCTTGGATGATCCACCACCCGCCAGTCGGGGTATTTTGATGGGCCATAAACCAGCCTGTTCCCGGAATTTGATTTGCGTCATTTTCTGGGGCTGGATTCCATGCTCCCCCCAGTCCAAACCCACCGGGAGCCGCCCCGATGCTTTCCGGTGTAATGGGGTCGCTGCCGCCCTTGGCGTGCTGGGCGGCGTGGGTGGCCGGAGCCTTGTTAGCCGAAACAATACAGGTAGGCCCCCGCCCCGGAGGACGGGGGCCAGTTGGTCACTCGGCGGCAGCCGTGCCGCCGTACTCAGCAGGCACCAGATCCGGCAGACCGCACTCATTGATGAGCACGTCCGCCACCTGTGCTTTCAGCTTGGGAGGAACGTCCGTAAACTCCCACGGTTTCCCGGTCTTGGGGTTTTTTGCCTCCATCACGATCTTGCTCGCATACAACATAGCCATCATTTCTTGATCTCCTTTCGATAAGTAAAAATATAGGTTCAGGGCCAGTTCAGCCCAAAACTCACGCATAAACAATATCGCCCATCTCCAACAGGCAATTTTCGAGGAATGTAATGTTCTGGGACTGCATCTCCATCTGGGCTTTGAGCCGCTTGTTCTCCTCCGCCAGATCCTCGTTGCTGGGAGGTGGTGCCTGCGGGCGCTCGTCCTCCGGAACCCGCTCGATCGTGATACTTCCGGGCCACGCTTCGGCCTGAGCGAGAGCGAGGTTGCTGTCGTACTGTGCCGCCATGGTCTGGATCACCGCCTCACAGCCCGGCTCCCGGCCTACCTCCTTGCCCTCATCGTCACGGATGATGGAGATCATCTTGTAGCGGATACGGGCAATGCCGTCCGTCTCCAGCCAGTCCGGGTGCAGTTCGTTCCAAGCGGCCACATCTTCCTCCGTGGCCCCTTCCGTCCATGCTGTACCGTCCCAAACGGGGACTATGTATCCATCCGGGGCTGTGCTTGTCCGCTGTCTGGGCGGCGTTGTATCGATCAGGCGCTCACCCTCATGCAGCGTGTAATTCTGCACGGTTTCCACGCCCTGATCGTCCAACACAAGGACATAGGTGACATATCTCTTCTCCGCGTTGATTACACAACAATGTCTTTCGGGCATTTGGGTCTCCTTTCCCGGCCATCAGGCCGTTTTTCAAATAGATTTTTGGTATAACTTCGGCTAACAAGGCCAATTCCACCCACGCCGACCGGCACGCCAAGGGCGGCGCGGACCCGATTACGCCGGAAAGCATTGGGGCGGCTCCCGGCGGGTACGGGCTGGGAAGTGAACCTTATCTGTTCTTAGATGCTAATGACTGTGTAGTGAATGGATGGTATAGGGATGCTAATGGAAATGCAAAAAATGTCCCTTGGAATTTTGCACATATTTTTGTAACTACTTATTCTGCGCATATTTATATTCGCCAAGATGCTTATATAACAGGAGGCTCTGCTTCAGCTCCTTCGGTCAGTCATGCTGTCAGAATTAGACATCCTGATTTTTTGAAAGAAAATGATTTTTGGGGGCCTTGGGAATATGAGTCTGGTACGCCCATGTATCTTGGCACTGAATACCGCACCACGGAGCGGTACTTTGGGAAGCCTGTGTATGTGAAGATGGTTAATCTGGGAGAGGGCACTAATGGCAAAACCGTCAACGTTGGAACTATGGAAATGATTCACGTTGAATGCCGGGCAACATATAGTGGCTGGTCTTTACCAATGCCGGAATTGCCATTTGGGTCCACAGATAGAAGTCTGGAGCATACAAATGCACAGGCGTTTTACTCAAATGCGAACACCGTTACAATCATAAAGGGCTCGACGTGTCCCGCCTTTACAGCAACTGCAAAAGTGTACTATATCAAGTCGACCGACTGACCCCTTAATCGGTAGCATACGCAGGTGTTCTCAATGGTTAGTCGGTGGTTTTTGTATAATACACCGTCACTGTACATGTACGCTCCGAAAAATTTCTTCCACCCGTTGTTATGCGGATAAACCTTCCAATTATGCCAACAACCATCCGATCACTACCAGTTGTTTCAAATGGGATCGTAGATCGACCGTCATAAGTCCAGTTGCCGTAACATCGTATGGGAAGAGCAACACCGCTTGTATCGAACTGAATGTCTTTGAACTCGGATCCTGGGCACTTTCCGCAGTCCACGACTTTAACGTATACAGGCTTGCCTAAGTATCGTTCCGTGGTGCGATACTCAGTGCCCAACTCCATGGGCGGGTTGATCCATTCGACGGGCTGCCACTTCCCGTTATCCTTCAGCATTCGCCACAATCCGTTGGTAGTGCCTCTCGGGTCAGGCGAAAGGCCGATCAGTGATGCGCTCGTCCCCAATATTTTTGATAAAACAGCAACGACATTTCCGGCCCCATAATATTGGCCTGTTGAGCTTGGGCCACGTGCATAAATACGTTGCGATGTTCCGTCTGGCATATCGGCAAGTAACACATCAAGCTTGCCACAGTATGTTTCATAGGTGTCTTCGGCGTCGGATGCGAGCACATCTTTCATCGCTTCACCCCACCCAAACCCGCCCGGAGCCTTGTTAGCCAAAGTTGTAAGGATCTCTTTTGCCGCGTCATCGAGCTTATCCCAGTTATCATTCAAGGCCTTCTGGATATTAAAAGTCTGGGTGCCGTCGGTGCGGGGATCATACTTAAACAGCGCCAGTTTGTCAGTTGTCGTACTCATAGACTACCTCCTAAAACGCGAAAATGCCCAGCGGCTGGGTCTCCAGCGTGCTGATGGCCATGACCTCATGGATGTCCCGGATCAGCAGGTACTTGATAGCATACTCCGCCGCCAGATGTGCGGGAATGACGAGGCGGACGGCTGCCTTGAGCGCATCCAGATCCACCGGGACACCGTAGGCGCCCACGAACTGAAGCCGGATCTTGCCGCCGGTGAAGCTCACCTCCACCTCACCGTTCCGCCAGGCGTCCGCCACGGCCTGGATCAGCTCAATGGTGACCTTGCCGCTGCTGCGCAGCTTGGCCTTCAGTGTGCTCCGCCGGTTCTCCAGCGTCGCATCTGCCGGAGGGACGATGCCCGCCAGGGCCTCCTCGATCTCCAGCGCCCAGGTGATGGTGTCCAGGCTCAGCTGCTCCCGGATACTCACGGACTGGGCGTCCTGGTCCTCCAGCACGCCCAGAATGGCGTCAGCCAGAGCCAGTACCCACGGGTCCTCCCGGTACTGCTGGGGCAGGTTACGTACCAGCTGCATAGCTCACCGTCACAGTCCCCAGCACAGCCACCTGCCTTGCGGCAATGGCCATGTTGGCCGTCCCATTGTTGACCTTCAGGTCCGCGAAGTCCTCCACGCCCTCGGCGCCCAGGATCGCCGCGGCAATCTGCGCATAGCTCACGTAGTCCTGCCGGAAGGCAACGCTCTTAAGATAGGCCGCCACGGCCGCCTGGATGGCCGCTGTGACCTCCGACTGCACCGCCCCGGGTAGAGCCGTCACCGTCAGCGCCAGGTCCACAGAAACGCCCTCAGCGCCGCTGACGTAGCAATATGCCCCGATGGGAGCTTCTCCTTCGCCAAGGCCCTGACTGCCGGGGTCGATGTGCGCCTGGACCCGGCCCACCAGCTCCGTGTCCGCCGGTTCGCCGTCTGCATCGATGATCACCACGTCCACGGTGTTGTCACCATGGCCAAGCGGGTAGATCTGCACGCCGCCCACGCCGGAGACCTCCAGCGCCCAGCTGCGGTAGTGATACTGGTTACCGCTGGTGGGCGGCGTCTGCAGGCGGAGCAGGTACCGCTCAAAGTAGGCCGCGTCCGTTTCCGCATCGTAGCCGCCGGTCATTGTGTCCGAATTGGACACATTCACGATGCCGGCGATTTGGACCGGCATCAGCGTTACGCTGCCGGCGGGCAGGTTTCCAGCTGCGCCCGCCTGGGTGCAACGGACGGCCACGTGACCGCTGCCCTGGATCTCCACCGCCTCCGTGGCGGCAAACTGGATGCCGCCGCCGGACTCAAAGAGATCTCCAGCCGTGATGGTGCCGGTGCCCGTCACCTGCAGCACGCCGGAGGCGCAGGTTGCGGGATTCCGTACCAGCCCGGATCTGGATTTGATATAGTTGTCCAGGTCGGTACCCGTCAGTGTGGAGGGGTCCAGCATCTCCCGGGTTCTGGCCAACTCCTCTGCCAGCTCCTCCATGGGGATGGAAGCCGCAGCCAACAGGTCGTAGGTGGGGAAGCCCACCGTCTTTTGATAGCCGTCCGGCATGGCGGCCAACATGGTAGTAAGTGTTTCAGACATTTGTCGTCACCTCCACAGTCTCGTCGTTGTACAGCACGGCGGTGAATTCCACCCGGCAGGCCCGTCCCCGCCGGGTAACGGTCAGATCCTGGATGGCCCGGACCGCCGGGCAGAAGGATGCGGTCTCCCGCACGTTGCGCTCGATCTCTGCCGTGATGAGGCCGGAGGGAAGCTTGCTGCCAAGCATCTCCCGGTCTACCCCCAGCTTTGTCTGCCCCTCTGTGCGGTAGATGGGGATCTTGTCCACCTGCTGGCGGAGCATCAGGTCAAACCACTGCCGCACAGCCGCCCGGCCGCTGCGCTCCACCAGAGCGCCGTCCTGCAGCAGGAAACGGCAGGAGGTGCTGTCAAAAGCCGGTACCCGGCCGATGTCCTCCGCCGTCTGAGCGGGGATATCCTCCGGGATGATTGGAAACATGGCCATATTTTTACCTCACCTTCATCTGTTCGCCCGGATCTGCCAGACGGCCAAGTACCACCAGCGTGTTGCCGAGCATACAGCAGGCCACCTTGTCGCCCGCTCTCCACTCTTCCAGATACAGATGGCTATTGTCCTTATCCCGGTAAAATCCCTGGGCGCAGAACAGTGTCTTCAGCGGCAGGGGAGGGGCCATGATCTCCCCTCCGTACAGGGAGATCTTCAGGGGACTGCCAGAGACCACCGTCCCCTCCAGATTTCCCTGCAGCTCCCCGCGGCCGCTGTCACTGCCCAGACGTTTCAATTCCTGGGCCAGCTCGTAATCAGGTGACATAGGTCCCTCCTTATACCGTGATAGTGTCTCCGCTGCCGGCGGCTCTTGGCATCTGCGTGCTCACCGTCAGCGTCATCATGTGGGTGGTGCCGTACCGATGGGTTACGCCGGTTACCCGCATGGGGCCGGACACGTCGTAGCGGTTTGAGATAAAGTTCAGCAGAACGCCGCTGGTCACCTCGTCGCACCCGAAAATGTTCTCTACGGTCCGCTCCCGGCTCAGCCGGTCCTGTTGGTCCAGCAGCGTCTTCACACGCTGGCGGGCCTGGGCGGTGGTCTCGTCTCCGGAGAGGCTTTCCACCTGCTGCAGAAGGCCGTACTGAGCAATGCTGGCCGCGTTGGAGGCTCGCCCCAGAACACGGGCGGAACTGCCGGACTCCTCCGTCAGCACCACGCTGTTGATCTGGTCCACCATGCTGTCGCTGCCTGTGAGACTGCCTTTCGCCAGAGTGATATCGAAGGCAGGCAGATTGTCCGCGGGCTTGTGATATGCCGTGATGGCCGCGGTTGGCAGCGGCTCCACGAACAGCTTCCCGGATCGCACCCGCCGCCGGTACGTCAGTCCCGTCTCGGCGGAGCAGATGTCCAAGATGTCCTCCAAGACGCTCTCCGGCGTGGCTCCCACCCAGACCTTGGAGATGCGGGTGGGCGGCAGGGAAACGGTCCCAACGGCGATACCCGCCTTGGCGCACATCCGCGCCACGGCGTCCGGGGCCGCTGCCCCGTCCAGCTGCAGCACGATCTGGCTCTTGGTCAGGTACCAGCCGGGGTCGTTGGCGGTGATGCTGCCGTCCAGACCCACCGTCAGGATCACGCCGGAGAAGACCTCCGTCCCGTGGTTCACGATCCGCAGCTTGTTGCCCGGCGCGATGCCGTACCAGTGCATATAGGGGTCTTTTTTGTCGTTGCGCACCGCCGTGAAGCTCACCTCCACGCTCAGGGCTTCCAGTTCGTCCCGCAGCTCCGGAGAGCTGATAGCCTCCGTGATGTCCCGGACGCCGCTGCCTTGGTACAGCAGGAAGCGGTGGTCGTCCACATACTGTGTGCCCATGGCTACTTCACCCCCGAAATGAAGCGGTACTCCCGGACGGTCATGTCATAGGCGATGTCGCCGTTGCGCTTGACCCGCCAGGAGAAGTTGTCGATGCTGCAGGCGCAGTTCAGCCGGCACACACCCTGGCTGTCCAACACGATGATGCGGAAGGGAAGCCGCCGGAGCCGGTTGCGCTCGAAGAAGCTCACATAGCTCCATCCGTCCGTGGAGGCGTCGGTCGGCATAAAGCTGTATCGACGCCCCACCGGGAAGAAGCTGGAGATGGACAGCTCCCAGAGCCCCATGGTACCCAGCGTGTTGTAGTCCCGGCTCAGACCCTCATAGGTGCCGTTGTTCTGGGGGATGTCCGGTCCAAAGTCCGGCGGCACCGCTGGCAGGACCATGACCTCCTCGTTGTTGTTGATGGAAAAGATGACCTGGTACATGGCGCCCTCCTCACGTATTACGCAGCGCCCGCAGGATGCGGGCCACGATGGTGTCGCCCAGCTGCTGCGCATAGGCATCGTTGCCGATGACATTGCCCTGGACGATGACCTGCACGGAGATCCGGGGGCCGCTCACCATCTGCCGGGAAACGTCGTGAGGGATGATCTGGGTACCGCCGGGCAGGTTGACGATCTCGCCGCCCCGCTCGTTGATGCGGGTCCAGCCGCCGGGGAAGTAGCTGGTGCCGGTGGCGTGGCCGCCGAAGCCCCAGTTAATGCCGGAGGTTTGCCCGCTCCACCAGTTCTTGATACCCTTGTAAGCCTTGCCCAGGAGTGGGATTCCTTCAATCTTCTCGTCAATCCAGGAGAAGAATCCGGCAACTTTCTCTCTGGCGGCCTCAAACGCGCCCACGATGCTGTCCCGGATGCCGCCGAAGCTGGCGGCAAACTGGTCCCGGATGTTCGCCGCCCAGGACTTCACCTTGTCCCAGTTGGCGATCAGCAGAGCGCCGGCCGCGATGGCTGCACCGATGGCGAGCACCACTGGATTGGCCGCCAGAATTGCTCCTGCTGCTGCGGCAAAGAGTTTGATGGTCTTCACTGCCGAGATCACGCCGCTGGCAAACTGGGCAATCTTCACCATGCCCAGCGCGGCGCCCAGGCCAACGACCCACCGCTTGATGGTGTCGCCGTGGTCCTGCACCCACTGGAAAGCCGTGCCAACGGTCTTGGCCGCGGTGGCAAGGCCCTTGTCCAGCTTCTGCGCCAGACGGTCCAGCGTGCCGTCCTGCTGCCACTGCTGCAGCTTCCCGGCCAGCATTTCCACCTTCCCCTTCAGCATCTTCAGAGCGGAGCCGCTGCGGATGCTGCCGTCCGAGGTAATGCCCACCATGTTCGCCAGCGCCGACTTGGTGACGCCGGTGACGGTGCTCCAAAGGCCCTTCATGGTGGTGGCCTGCTTCTCCATGCCGCCGGCGAAGCGATCCTGCATCAGGGCGATCATGGCCTCGTTGAATTTCTCCTGGTTGGTGATCTGGCCCTGTCCGTTCACCAGCTGCACGCCGGTAAACATCTTCTCGCCCTGCTCCAGGATCTTGGCCTTGGTGATGCCGAACTCCTTCAGCCGCTCCAGCTCGCCGTTCTGGGCGTCGATGAGGGCCTCGGTTGCCTGGTCGAAGTCCTTGTTGGTAGCCGCCGCCATGTCACCGGCCAGAGGCAGCCACTTCTTGGCCGCCATGCCCATGGCCTCGAATTTGGACGCGCCCTCCACCAGTTCGCCGCCCTCAAAGGGCGTCTTGTTGGCCAGAGCCACGGCGTAGGACATGATGTCCGACGCCTTCTGCGTGTCCTTGGTGGCCGTTTCCAGCTGCAGCCGGTAGCCCTCCAGGTCCATGGCCTCGGAAAAGCCGGTCTTAGCTGCCAGAGCCGCCACCGCGCCGCCCGCCGCGGCGCCCAGCTTCACAAAGCTCTTGGCCACGCTGGTCACCGAGGAGACCGCCTTATTTTTAAACTGCACCACGCTTCGGGTGGCGCTGACCATCTCCTTGGAAACGCCCTTGGTGTTCCTGGCGGCCTTGATGAGCCCGCCGGACATGTTGTCCCGCAGGTTCAGGATCGTGTTGATTACCTTATTCGCCATGCGACCCGCCTCCTTCCGGGAACAGTCCCGCGATGGCCGTTTGGATCACGGCCACCTGCTCGTCATAGTACAAAGCCCGCGCCCCCGCAAGGAAGCCGCGCTCCACCGGGGTGGCCGCCGCCAGAGCGTCCAGAGGGACGCCCCGGGCGGCGTAAAAGGCGCATAGCCCCAGCACAGGGTCGCGGGCAATCAGTTTTTTACCGTTTCAAGGTCCGCTGCCTCGGTGTCTCCGGGAAGCAGGCCCATGAACTTCAGAGCCAGACCGCCCAGCGTGTCCTGTTCGGACACAGAGAACAGCGCGTCCACGATGGCCATGGGCTCCTCGTCCACCCCCAGCTCCTTCTGGAGCGTCCGGTCCTGCAGCTGGGGGCAGCAGGCGTACAGGGCGTGGTTGCCGCAGGCCAGCGCCGCCTGGGCGTCTCCGGCGGCAGCCAGCTCGCCGTAGATCTCCAGCACCGCCGCCTTGGGCGGCATCCGGGCTTCCAGGGCGGTCTCGCTTCCGGGGATGGCCAGCATCCCCACCTTCAGCTTGTCGGCCTCCCGCTGCTCGCGCTTGGCCACCAGCTCGTCAAAAGAGATCTTCCGGCTCATTCGATCGCCTCCAGGTTCTTGTACTTCTCAGCCTTGAACGGAAGCTCCCGGTCCACGGACTTTTTAGCCTCAATGTTGGCCAGGGCCACCTCCGTGAACACCACGCCGGAAATGCTCCACCGCTCCACCTTCTTGGTGGAGGGCTGAGTCAGGGCGGTGATCAGCACGATGTCTGGCATCACGCCGCTCTCAAAGCCCTCGGCGATGGCAACTTCCAGGGCGCTGTTCTGCTTCTTGTCCGTCAGGGTCCCCTCAATGGAGTAGCCGTTGTAGATGGGAAAGGTGCCGTATTCTCCGCAGAACGCGCCGTCCTCGAAGTCGCCGGTGACCTTTACCTCGATCTTGGTGGCCAGCACATCCCGCTGACCGTTGATATAAACCTCGCTGCAGCTTCCGTGCAGCACTTTCGTCTGCTTGCCCATATGGCTCCTCCTTCGTTAAACCAGGCTCACCACGAACTCCAGGTTCGCCATGGAGCCCAGGATCTGAATATCGCCTGCCAGATAGACTGTCCGCTTGAAAGGCGTGGCCCGCACGGTGGCATCGTCCCAGTCGGCGGCCTCCGCCTTGCCGGTGCCCACCCAGGCGTTGCGCTGGGCAGTCACATTGATGTCGGCGGTGTTGTTGTAATCCGGGTTCAGGATGTTGCTGTCCTCCAGACCGTCGAAGTAGTACCGGATGGCGGAGATGAACAGCATCTGATTGGTCTGGCTGTTGCGGTACTGGCCCATGTACTCATCCCGGAAGACCTTGGAGATGTCGTCCCGGATCAGGTCCATGGCCTCCACCGTCTCGATGTACTTCATGTCCTCCGTCAACGTGGAGCCGTTGGTGGTCGCCAGAGAGTTGACATCCACGCCCACACGGACCTCATCGTCATCGTTGACCAGCAGGAACTTGCCGCTGCCAACCACCGTGTCGGGGCTGTCCGGAACGGTGACCTGTGCCAGATTCGGGCACAGCTTGTTGGTAGCGCCGCGGTCCACGTTGCACGCGGCCAGCAGGCCCGCCAGGGACGGCGTGAACGCCTCGCCGGTGACTTGCCCCCGGCTGTCCGCAAAGGTGACCTTTTCGTTGAACAGGTTCACCATGTGCATGCAGTCCGGAGCCGCGGTGTTGTAGCAGACCGCCTTCCAGCTCTTCTGCTCCTTCTCCCGGGCCTTGATCCAGCTCACCAGTGCCGTCCAGTCCTCGGCGGTGCCGTCGGCCACGGTGATCCAGCCGGTCTTCTCGTACTGCACCAGAATGGCCAGAGCATCCGCCAGGGTGCCATTGGCTGCCACCTTCGCCACGCTCACCCGCAGGGGGCCGTAGCTCAGGGCGTCCAGAATGTACTGGCGGTTGGCGGCCGTGAACTCGCCATCGGGCACCTGGGTGGCGTCTCCGTACTGGAAGAAGCTCCCACCGCTGCCGGCCGTCGCGTCCCGGACCACCAGGCACACGATGCCGCGCTCCGAGCGCTGGATGAAGGACGTCGCCAGCTGCTTGAATGTAATGTTGATTTTCGGCAAAGTTACTGCCATGTCAGTTTACCTCCGTATCATATTCCAGGGTCTCCATCGGCTCGCCTTCGGCCTCCGGGACCTCCTCGTCAATGGTCAGATCCAGCGTCCCCACCAGCACGCCGTCGGTCACCGTGAAGGACACGCCCTCGTCAATGCCCAGATACGTGCCGTCCACGGTGACGCCGTCCAGAAACGCGTCGCCCACGGCGGACCGCACCGCCAGATTCTCCAGCTTTGGGCGCTTTCCGTCGGCGGCGAAGTAGTACAGCCGGAAAGTGACGACCCGCTCCTGTCCGCTGTGAAAGAGCCGGGCATGACTTCCGTCCTCAAGCTCCACCTTGCCGCTGGGCCGGACGATGGGGGCGGAGACGTCCTCTGCCACCAGCTTCGCCCCGGTCCCGGCCGCATCCAGCGCCTGCTGGTAAAGCGTACAGATTGCTTTGTTGATTGCCAGCAGAGAGATCATAGCTTCACCGCCTCATCCAGCATATTATCCACATCCTCCAGGTACTGTGGTTCAAAGCCCTTGGCTGCGACCTCAAACACGTGGTGTCCCGGCACAAAGCCGACTTCTGTTCCGTCATGGAGCACCATCCGATGGCCCTCCTCAATCAGATGCGCGTGGGGCGCGGTGGAGTAGACGCGCACCGCCTGGGCACCGTCGTACTCGTAAACCTTGCCCCGCTTGATGGATTTGAGATAGTTGCCGGTCTTCTTACCCAGAACTTTGGCACCTCGGACTGTTTTGGTTTTCAGCTTATTGCCTTCTTTCCGCAGAAAGGGCTTTTGCTGTTTCCGAAACTTATCGGCGTTCTTCCCCATCTGCCGGGCGAAGTCCTCCAACTCGGATACATCAAAAACTTTTGATGCCATCTTCCACCACCAGCTTTACAAAGAGATCCACAAATCCTCCGTCCCGATAATTGGGATAAAAGGACACCACCTGGTAGTCCTGGCCCCGGAACCGAAGCCGCAGGTCTGTGGTCATGGTCGGGATCGAGCCACGGCGGACCGTGAAGCGGTGGGTCACCTCCACCTGTTCCACGCCGCCCTCCACATCCTTCCGGGAGCCGGATGTGGGCACGATTCTGGCCCAGACCTTCCGCTCCGGCGCGTAGGTGTAGTCGGTTTCGTCCAGTGCGTTGGTGACCGCTGTCCGCCGCAGCACCTCCACCCGGCACCGCAGGTCGCTCCCCGTGATACTCGCCATAATTTTTCTCCTTTTTCTCTTGACATTTTCACGGTATCGTGATATTATAATTACAGAAAGGGGAAATGAAAATGCCAGTAATTGCTCGCTTCTACGGCATGACCGTCAAGATGTACCTGTTGGGCAAGGAACACAATCCGCCGCACTTCCACGTGGTCTACGGAGACTACAATGGCGTCATCGACATTCAGACGCTGGAAATGATCGAAGGAGATCTCCCCAATAAAGGTCTCAGCATGATCCGGGAATGGGCCGGCAGATACCAGCCGGACCTGCTGGACATCTGGAACACACAGAACTTCCGGACGCTGCCCCCGCTGGAATAAGCGGGGCGCGGCGCTCCGCCGTGAAAGGAGGATGCACCATGTTTCATAAAATCAAATCCGTGGCACCGCTGCCGGAATATCGACTGCTGGTGTCCTTTGCCGAAGGTCTCTCCAAGACCTACGACATGAAGCCGCTGTTTGTTAGCTACCCGGTATTCGCTCCGCTTCGGGAGGTTCCCGGACTCTTTCAGCAGGTCCGAACGGACCCCGGCGGCTACGGCATCTCCTGGAATGATGACTTGGATCTGGACGGCGAGGAGCTTTGGGCCAACGGACAGCCAGTCGCATCACCGTTTGACCGTCTGCTTTCCTTCGCGGACGCCACCGAGCAGTGGGGTCTCAGCGAGAGCACCCTCCGCAAAGCTGTGCAGTATAAAAAACTGGTGGAGGGTGTGGATGTGCAGAAATTCGGGAAGCAGTGGATCGTGACCCGGGACGCCATGGCCCGTGAATACGGTCCGGCCCCACAGCGGTGAGCACCATGGAGACGGACACCACCTGGGTCTCCGTGGAGGTTGAACTCCCCGGATGGTTGGACACGCTTGCATTTCAGCACAGTCTGGACCTGTCCAAGGTGCTGGAGCAGGCGCTCCTGGAAAAACTGGATATCCGATAATCTTCCCCAATGCCGCCCCGGTTCATCGACCGGGGCGGCATTTTGTCATGTGCCCGATTCGGACACAGGTTCAGACAGCTTCAACTGGTTCATGATTCGGCGGAATGCCGGATTTTCCGCCACGGTGGTGCCGGTGATGGTCATATCCCGCCGGTCATAGGCGTCCAGCACCAGGTAGTTGACGCAAAGGTCATACTGTGCCCGGCGCGGGGTGCCCGCTGCTGGTTCGCTGACGCCTGCCTGGTCTATATAGCCCAGGGCGGAATCGTACAGGGTCTGGATCAGCGCTGCCTCGCCAGTCTCCACCGCATCGATCCGGCAGTAAGCCAGCAGCTCCGCCTTCCGCGCATCCGTCAGCTCGCTCATCGCTTACCCTCCGATCAGGCTTTCTGCTTGTAGCCGGTTGCAACAACGGCGCTGCCATCGATCTGCTGGGCATCCAGGCGGGCAATCACGCGGATCTCCGTGGAGTTGGTGGCCCAGGCGTCGCCGCCCACGTTGGTGGAGGCCATCTCCAGCACGCCGCGGTCAAACACGGTGGCGAAGTTGCGGAAGTTGCCGATGAACAGGGGGTCATACTTGGTCGTGGTGGTGCTCACGGTCTTGCTGATCTCGCCGATTTCGTCGTTATCAGCATAGCGGACAGGACGGCCCTTGAAGCGGTCGAAGTCACCGGAGACGTCGGGCACCAGCATGGGGCGGCCATTGCCGTCCACCCAACCGTCCATCTCGTCATAGACGTTCTGGTTGGTCAGCAGAGATGCGGCGCGGCTGTGGGCGGTGTTCAGGCTCTTGTTCAGGATGGACTTGATGGCCTTCACCTTCTCGGCGTCGGTGGTGGCGGTCTGTGCGGTGAAGGTCAGCGCCTTCAGCAGCGTCAGCACCAGGTCGTTCTTGGTCAGGATCAGCTTGGGACCGAACCAGCCAGCCAGGTAGGTCATCAGGTAATCCACATCCTGGATCAGCTGATTGGAAACCGGCAGGCGGTCGCCGTACTGGCTCAGAGTGAAAGTCACCTTCTTGAACTTGGGCTGATTGTTCTTGCCGATGGTAGCCATCTCGTCCACCTTGGGCAGCTTGGTCCGCTGGCCGGCGACTTCCACAGCACGCCAGCCGCTGTTGGTGGTCACCATTTCGGTGTTGCACAGGGTGGAGATGTCCAAGAAGTCCTTGGTCTCCGCAATGATCTTCTTATCGAAGTCCAGGGGGACCAGGAAGCCGCCGTCCTCGCCCGCGGTGCTGCCGCCGGTGATGGTCAGCGCCTTGGTCAGAGGATTGAACTCCTCGATCGCCATGGCGGTGTCGGGGCGCTGGTGGGTCTGCAGGGCCTTCCGGAAGGAGATCATGTACTCGTTGTCGCCGCGGATCTTGTCCAGGGCGGCACGGCCCATCAGATCTTCCTTCTCTTTCTCCTTCTTCTCCGCCAGTGTGACAAAGTGGCCGTCCTTGCCGTCAAAACGGCCCTTCTCGGCAATGACGGACTCCGCGTCCTCAATCTCCTCGTTCAAGCTGGCCACCAGAGCCTTCTTCTCGTCAAAGGACGCTGCGGCTTTCTTCAAAGCCTCCGCATCCCCGCCGGCCTTGGCGCTGACCTTGGCCTGGCGGGCCTCCTCCATGGCGTCAACGGCGATCTTGCGCTTGTTCTTCAGGTCGATCAGATTCTTCATGTCCATGTTAAATACCTCCAAAACGTAGTTTTTCGACAGTGACGAGATCCTCGTCTGCCATATTTGCAGCGGTGTCCGAACCGCCGGGTAAACGATCAGGGTCCATTCCCTTGGTCACGCCCGCCGCTCTCTGTGCGGGGACGGCCACAAAGGACCACTCATAGGCGTCCGTGGGGTCTGTCAGGATGCCAAGGCAAATCTTTCCGTCGTACTCATTGCCCTTGCGATGATCGCAGTCTGCGGTCCAAAACTCGTTCCCGCAAATTGAGCAGACTCTCTTCCTGCAGGCACATCCCACGGAAACTTCCCGCAGGATGCCGCCGTCGATCTTGGCGATCAGATCCTCGGTCTCCTCCGTCCGCACCACATAGGCCCAGGCCTTCAGGTAGCAGTACGGTTCACTCTCCAGAGCGGCCGTCCCGCTGCCTTCCAGGACTTCGCTCCGGAAGATGCGGGCGCTCTGTCCCTTGGCGGACCAGCAGTGGTCGAAGATACCGGGCTTGCCCACATACATGGGCTGCAGCGCCTCCAGGGAAGCCTTGGAAAAGGCCTCGTCGTCCCGATCCGGCGCGTTGTCACAGAGCTTCACGGCAAAAACGTACACCTGCTCCGCCGTCAGCGGGGTCAATGTGTACTGGTTGATGAGGGCCAGGTCCGCTTCGGTAGCTTTGGCGGTCCCGGTCGGGGTCGCTTTTTTGATGATCACATTGCACCTCCCGCCTGAGTCTGGGGTTTGCCCAGGTTCTCCAGGTCGTCAAAATTCTTGCTGTACAGGCGTTTCTTACCGCCGGGCGTCCCGGTTCCGGGCTCGCCTTCCTTGTGGAGAATAGTATCCACATCATACGCGCCGACTTCCCGCATAGTCTTGTACCACGCTGCTCTGGCAGCGGTGTCAGACCGCAGGGTCACCATCATGTTCCGCCGGATATAGAGGCCGCTTCCCGTTTCCGAGGTGGTCAGCAGCTTCCACTTGTCCTCCTGCTCGTACTGGGTGATGGTGGGCTGCAAGGTGTCTGTCAGCACGTCCAGGGAGTTGGCCTCGTTGGAATTGTAGGACTGTTTGCCGGTGAAGAGCTTATTCAGCGGGATGCCGAAGAACCGAGCAGTATCCTCAACGGAAATGGCCTTGGATTCCACGAACTGAGCATCCCGATTGTTGACGGCAATGGGCTTGTAGGTCAGGCCAAGATCCAGGATCGCCACGCGGAACGCGTTGGCGGCACCGCTGTGTACGCGCTCCCACTCCCCCCGCAGATTGTCCTTCAGCGTCACATAGCTGCCGTCAGAGCGCTGCAGTGGCTTGCCGTCCGGTCCTTTTGCGTAGCCGCGCAGGTCCGTGTCTGTCTCCAGTGTGCCGGCGGGGCTGCCTCCATTCTGGTAGACGGCTTTGTCATAGGCTTCCCTGGCCGCCGCGGCCTCCAGGGTGTCTCTGGCGTGCCGCAGGACGCTGATACCATGGATGCCGTCCTCGGTGTATGCCTTGTAGTGCAGCACCTCCATGGGGTCCAGCAGGTAGCCCCGCCCGTTTGTGGGGTGGAAAAAGCGATACAGGAGGCGGCCATCCGCCGCGAGATAGGGCTCCACACAGTCCGGCGGCAGCCAGATCAGCTCCACAGGACGGCCGTTTCCGTCCCGGTGGATGTAGGCGTAGCCGTTGCCGAACAGCAGCCGGTTGCACTCCATCAGCTTCCAGAAGGTGAAGGGCGTCATGGCCTCGTTGGGCCGGTTCCACAGGATATTGCCCAGATAGTGGTCCTGGACTTCCTCTTGGGTGTGCCAGTTCCGCACACTCATGGGCATCATGCCCACCATATCGCTGAGGTAGTTCACCGCCCGGTTGCAGGCGGAGAGCTTCATGGCGGCTTCCTTGTCCATGGAGCCGGTGCTCCCGGTCAGCCAGCCGGCGGGGCTGCTCAGCGTCAACGTGGAGCTGGCGGGGATGGATGCGTTCTTGCGCTGGGGATGAGATTTAAAGCTGATCATTCAGCGGACGCCTCCTCTCCGCCGCGGTCGATGAGTACAGCGGCCAGGATCAGGAACGCGCCGCCGGCCATCAATCCGGCAGGAATCGCCAGCATAGCGGCTCCGGCGCTGATGGCTGCCGCTCCGGCGAAGTACAGGAGATCTACCAGCCCGCCGCGGCCGATGTTGAATTTCAGATGCATCGTGTTTTCCTCCTCTCACATGGAATAACCGCCGCTTCCAACGGCATCCGCCAGCCCGCTGGGCTGGTTGCGCTGGATCATCCACACCGCCATGACGATGATGGACGCCACCGTGGGGTCGATGCGGCCCCTGGACTTATTCTTCAGGGGCTTACAGTTGCCGTTGCCGTCCACGTAGCAGCGGACATTGCCGAAGGTCCAGCGGAAGCACGTGTTGTGGACGTGCAGCAGCTGGTGCCGGGTCATCATGTCGTCCATCTCCTTCATGGCCGGGCTCATGTTCTTGAGGTCCTGGGGGATCTCAATGATGGGCACGATGGGCTCCAGCCGCTGGGTGATGGTCCGGCTCAGATAGGGGTCAAAGCCCACCATCCGCAGGTCAAAGGTCTCTGTGGCCCACCGGATGGTGGCTTCCACATCGCCGTAGTCGATGATATCGCCCTCGCAGAGAGCCAGGAAGCCTGCCCGCTCCCAGTCCCGGTATGGAGCGTGATCCCGGCGCTCCGCCTCCTCCACGGTCCCCCGGGGCCGCCAGATAAACGGTACCAGAACCGCCACATCCAACCCCGGCTGGGGCGGGAACAGCAGTACAAAGGCCGTCAGGTCCTTGCTGGTGGAGAGGTCCACGCCGCCGTAGCAGGTTTTCCCCTTCAGCTGTTCCATGAACACCGCCTTGTCGGCCTTTTTGCTGGGGCCCCACTGAGTCTTATCGTACAGATTGAGGGAGATCCAGCTGACCGCCTTGACGGAGATCCACTGGTTCAGGCGCAGCCAGCGGAACAGCTTCTCGCCGGCCTCGCTGCGCCGGGCCTCATGGGCCTCCAGCCGCAGCGTCCGCAGCTTCAGGTGCTTGCCAAGGGACGGGTTACACAGGAACCACAGCTTCTCGTCCCAGATGTCGATGTCCTTCAAATCGTCCGGATCATCACCGAACATGGCGGTCAATCCGTACAGGATGGGCAGCCAGTTGGTCAGATCCCGTGCCAGCAAGTCCATCTGGGCCTGCTCCATGTCTGCGTCCTCCACATGTCGGAGGGAGAGGACCTGGCGGGGATCGCCGCCATCATCCAGGATGCGGCGCAGCTGTCGGGCGTCCCGGACGCCCACGGCCTTCTCGTGGACTTCCCAACCGATGGAACCGCGGTCCGGGTCGTCGCCGGCAGTCGTCAGCACGATCCACACCGGCTGCTTCCGGCCGGAGCCGGCGCCGAATGTCATGATGTCCCACAGGTCCCGGTTGGGTTGGGCATGGAGCTCATCGAAGATCACGCAGCTGGGCTTGTATCCGTGCTTGTGCGGCGCGTCGCTGGAGAGCACCGCCATGACGCCAACCACGATCCACTTGTACCCGCCGTTGCCGGTCCGCACCCGCTGCCGGTATTCGATGCGCTTGCGGGAGTCGATGATATTCAGCTCGCCCTTGGCGATCATCTTGGCCGTCCAGGGCGCGGTGGTCAGCATAAACACGGCGGCGCCAAACACGATGCCGGCGTTGTCCTTGTCGGATGCGCAGACATAAACCTCGGCGTTCAGCTCGCCGTCGGCAAAGAGGTGGTAGATGCCCAGGGCCGCCGCCAGCTCACTCTTGCCATTTTTCTTGGGGATCTCCAGGTACAGGTACCAGTATTTCCGAAGCGCCTCACCGGTCTCGTCGTCCCGCTCCATGGAGCCGTAAAACTCCATGATGGCCTGGGTCTGCCAGGGATAGAGCTCGAAGTTGCGGCCGGTGTCGGTTGTGGGCAGCCGGGAGATGAAGTCGCACACAAAGGCACCGGCGGACTCATCGTAGAATTCACTGTTGTTCTCAGGCATCCATCATCACTCCGCCTCCGCCAGAGCGGCCGCCTGCCGGGCACGCAGCTTCCTGGTGAACTCGTCGGCCCCGTCCTCCTTGGCCGCCTTGCCGGCATTCTGGATGGCGGCAGGCACCACGATCCGGCACCGGGCGCTGACGCTCAGGCCCATGGACTCCGCGCACTGGCGGGCCTGCCGGAAGTAGGTATTCTGTGTGCTGGTCCATTTCTGCGCCAGCGCCTCATCCTTTTCCCGGATGGCCTTGGCGGCCAACTTATCCGCCTGCAGCCACCGGTCCCGGGCCAGGAAGTACTGGCCAAGCACGTCCCGGTCAAGTTCCGAGTACAGGCCTGCCGCCCGGAGGATCTCACCGATCTCCTGATATTCCCGGTGGAACTTCTTGGGCAGCCACTTGGGCGGTGTCGCCTCATCGGGAGGCGGTACATGGACCTCCCGGTCCCGGCGCTCGTCCTTTTCGGCCTCGGTCATATGCTTGCGGCCGTTGGCCTCCACCACCTCAGTGGGCTGTCGTTTTCCCGCCATAGGGCACCTCCTTCCGCGCTGCCGGCAGTTGCACGCCGCCGGCATAACCGCACCGCTCTGGTGCGTTCAAACATCGTCTGAGACAACACCGCACCTCCGGGCAGCAGGAGCAGCAGATGCCCCGGTGTGTCTCGCAGTACCATTCGCTGCCTTTCAGGCCGCAGTCGATTTTCAAAGCATCTGCCTCCCTCGTCATTCTCGTTTCCACGTGCCCGATTCGGGCACATCCGTCATCTGAGCATCTCTGCGCTATCCTGGTCACCGCTGAGAACATCGGAACCAGCCAGGGCGCCGGGTGGGTCTACCCGCCCATCGCCAAAAATCCCCGTGGGGAAAATTTCTCGTGTGATGGGGGGCATGCGGTCTTACGCACCCCGGCCGAAACTTTCCTGGCCGGGGGGGAGTGTCTGCAAGGATACCCGCGAGCATGACTCGCATGTACGCACTCTGCGCCCGAGCGCCCAAGCGTCCTGCTGATCAGCGCCGATATCGGCTCCGGAGAGCAGCGCTTTTCTGCCACATTTCCTCGGCTGTTTTGCGGCTGTGGCATGCGTGGCATAGGCTCTGGAGGTTGTTGCGGTCTGTGAACTTGGACCAGTCTCCGCGATGCGGCTCGATGTGGTCAACGTCGGTGGCACGTACCCGGAGGCCGTTCCTGGAACACTCCCGGCAGAACGGTTCACGCAGGAGCTGCATGGGGCGTATGTCCTGGGTCCACTCGTCGGTGGAGTACATCCAGCGCCAAGCCTTGGACTCTTCGCTGCGCCGGTCGCTGTCCTTGGGCTTGTGTGCATCGCAGTAGCCACCAGAGACCAGGACATAGCATCCAGGATGTCGGCAGGGCCGGAGCGGCTTCATGGCCATGGGCTATCACCTCCAGGCAAAACAAAAACGCCGGGGCCCAATGATTCATCCCTGTGCAGGGTAATCATGGGCTCCGGCGTTCAACGCTCTGGCCTCGGTCGATATTCAGGACAATCTCCTTTTTGCAGTCCCGGCAGTAAACCGGGAGGTCATGGGCCACGGTGCTGTCGGTGATCCGAAGCAGCCGGTGGTTTCGTCGGCAAATGGGGCAGGTGATCCATCCGTCCTTTGTGACCAGTTTACTACATTGTGCGCTCGCTTGCAATGCTTTCGCCTCACTTTCCTTCAAACGTGTCTAAATATCCACTAGATTTCAAGATAGACGCGTGCGCGCGCAGGCGCGCGACCTATTCTAAATTAAAATGCCGTTTTTCTGGCGTATCCAGCTGCCGTAGTAGTAGCTGCCGAAATCGTTGCTGTGGTCCCCGCGTCTGGCCCACATCACCTCATCCGGTATCTCAATACAGCCGCTGGCGTCATTCCACTTCTCAGGCGGCGGGATCTGCTGCCGGAGTCCACGGTTGCAGGACCACGGGTGCTTTCCGATTGGGATCACAAACCCATCCGGACATTCCTTGTTAAAGTACTTGGCCAGCCGCCGGAATCCGCCCTCCTTGAGCAGGACCGGCTCGTCATCCACGTCGCCGCCCCTCCAGAGCCAGCGCACCTCTGCTGGCGAGAAGTCCCCGTACCGCAGCACCACATGGATGTGGTAGCGGTGATCTCCATGGCGGCCCTCGATGCACACGATGTAATCAAACGGTCCCTTGTGCCACCGCTTGGCGCGCTCCATGAACGAGCGCCACGATCGGCGGACGCCGGAGAAGTCTCCCGGCAGATGATAGTCGTCATAGGTCAGCGTGTAGTGTGTACCCTCGAAGCCGAACAGCGCAAGCCGAAGCTCCAGGTGGTCAACGGACGTTCGGTCTACCGCTGTATGTTGGCTCCGCAGGATCTCATTCTTTTCCTGCCGGTCCTCGCGGCTGTCGTATTTGGAGAGCCGCGGCCGCAGTGCACGGCACTCCTTGGTCAGAGGTCCGGCTCGCTGACGGACGCAGATCCATTGTGCATCGCTCATTATCATCGCCCTCCCTCCTCCGGCAGCGGCATCCAGTGGGTCACATCCGCCCCCGTCCACTCCGGCCACGTTTCCAAACACCAGCCGTCACTATACAGCGTTGCCAGCTCAACGGCCCCGGCCAGCGTGATATTTTCTTTCGGCTTGCCGGACACAACGACAAGCACCTGATTATCACCAGACGGCAGCCGCTCCGCCACCGGGATCCAGCGAGGCACCTGCCCCCGCAGCTTTTCAATTTCCTGCTGGAGTGCCTCAATGTTGGTATTCTGGTTGGCGATCCGGTCGGCGGCAGCACGCATGACCGCGCATCCGGACACGCCGCAGTTGTGCTCATGCCCGCAGCCCATGCAGGCGAGGCTCCCGGTCTCCACCTTCAGCCGGCGGATGGCACTTACGAGTTCTTGATCTCTCAAAACGGCAACTCGCCTCCCTCATCCTCGCCAAGCTCCTGAAAGCCTCCGTCCTGAGCTGGTGACTCTGACTGTGTGCCCAATTCGGACACATTCCTCTTGCTGTCTCCGAAATAGACGTTGTCCGCGATGACCTCAGCGCTGCGGCGCTTGCCGCCGTCCTTGTCGGTCCAATTGCGGATCTGGAGACGGCCTTCCACCACCGCCATGCGGCCCTTGGATAAGTACTTAAACACGAACTCAGCCGTTCCGCGCCAGGCCACGATGTCGATGAAGTCCGTCTCCTTCTCGCCGTCCTGGGTCTTGAAGTCCCGGTCCACGGCCAGGGTGAAGGACGTCACCGCGGTCCCGCTGCCGGTCTTGCGCAGTTCCGGATCTCGGGTCAAACGCCCCATGAGAACGATTTTGTTGAGCATACTTACGTTTCCTTTCTCCGCACGTTGCGGACATATTTGGCCCGCTCCTTGAGATAGAAGTCAAACTGCCGCTGATCTGCCTGTCCGGACTTGATGGCGGCATCCTGCTTCGCCTTGGCTGCCTGATAGATCTTCCAGTCCGGGCAGATATCAGGGTTATGGCAGTGCTGTGTCCGACGCGGACAGTTGCGGGTGCAGGGCGGCTTAACCAGCGCCATGACCGCACCCCCTGTCGGTGATCAGACGCAGCGCGAAGGACTTGTCCGGGCCGGAGATGATTTCCAGCCGGATCACCGGGGAGCCGTCCACTATGACAGCGGTGCTCGGAGCGGTGTCGGCCATGGTGCGCAGAATGTTGGCCAGAACCGACACGTCAATGGCCGACAGATGGTGGTCAGAAACGGCATTGTCCCCGACATCTGTGTCGGGGACAGCGGAGGGCCGGGCCTCCGGCACCACGACCGCATCCGGGGGCGTTTCTTCCTTCGGGGACCCGGGCAGAGACATCTGCCCGGGCTTCCGGGGTGTCCGCTTTGGATAGTGGGCCTTGAGGTGCATCCGCTTGCGCCAGTTGGCCACGCCGGTTCGGGTGCAGCCCAGTTGTTCCGCTATGTCCCTGTCGGACAGGCCATCTTTGTACAGTTCCATGGCCCGGAGCTCGTCGATGCGGTATTGCGCCTGGGGAATCGGATGATACTTGGGTGGCTTGAATCCGGAAGGAAGCTCCACGCCCGCCTGTTTCAGCACTTCCACAATCGTGGCGGGAGCGCAGCTGTTAAGGTCTGCCAGAATGGTGATCTGTTCGCGGTGGTTGAGACTTTGACGGTACGAGGAGACAATCTCTGAGGATGTCATCTGCATCAGGCGCTCACCGCCTTCCCGGCCAGCAGCAGGATCACTGCCAGCATCCAGAGCGCCATCGTCGCCCGGTACAGCGCCCGCTGGCGCCGCTCCCGGCCTGTGTAGGGCATCTTACGCATCGCAGTCCCTCCTGCGTACACAGGCGACAACATCGTCGAAGGTATCCGGGAGATCGTCGCCGGTGACGTCCACCCGGCGGATGTAGCCGTCCTGGTGGCGGATGATCACGACCTCGTCGTGCTCGTGCTGGTGGTACTCCAGGGCCGCGATCTGCGGATACATGGTGGAGATCAGACGACCCAGCTGCTTGACAAAGGTCTTTTTCGTCTCAAAATCGGTGTAACTCATAGAGACTCCTTTCGTGGCCCCAGGGTCCGGCGGGCAGCGCCGGGGAAGAGCGCCGGGAGCGAACCGGCGGAACGGCGGAGGGTAAGCCGCACCGACGCCGTCCGCCGGACCCTGGGGGTATCATGATATCAATTCGGTTCGGCCGGGAAGTCAAAGCCCATAAGCTCCATGGAGGCCGCAAAAGCATTGAGCTCGGCCAGGATCTCCGGATCCGTGGTGGTCACGATCTGCCCGCACAGTGGGCAGCGGTCGCCGGTCTTAATCTGCTGCATCGCTCGGCACCTCCTTTTTGGGCTTTTCGGGGTCATCCGGCAGGCGCATCCACCAGGACGGTTCCATCTTAACCAGCACTCTGGTGCGCTCAAATTCCCAGGCATGACCGTTCCAGCGAAGGAACATATGCTTGTATGCATCGGAATCATCCACGTCCATCAGGACGGCAAATCGCCCAGGTTCCGCCGGGTTAGTGCCGCCGGGCATCCAGCCGGCGATACAGAGCTGGCCCTCCGGCTGCGCGGCCTTCGGCGTCGGATCATCGGTCCGGCACAGCAGGTAGTCTACGGACACACCCAGGTAATCGGCAGCCTTGCAAAGGTTTTCCGCCTCCCGCAGCCAGTAGTTATACCCATACGGCAAGTTCGTGTCCTTCTTGATGCCCAGTCCGGACTCCAGCTTGGCGTACTTCTTAGCGTCGGAGTCATCGCAGCTGTAATACATGCCCATGTGCTTGTACCAGTTCTTGACGGACTTTCCGGCGGCCGCACGGGCTGCGGCAAAGCGCGCCCAGAGGGCGGTGATCCGCTCCACGGTTGGCCGGTCCTTTTCGGCCTGCGCATCGGCCTCCTGCTTCTTTTGGGCCTTGGCATCCGCCTTCAGCTTTTTGATTTTCTCGGCCAGTTTGGGACAGGCCAGCTTGCAGGAAGCCAGTCGGGAGCATTTGTCGCAACAGCCGCCGCTTGCGCAGGGTGTGCTGCTGTACTGATTCTTGCAGACATACTCCAGCATCCGGTCCTTATTCTCGCACGGACCGCCTCCGGCTGTTTTCCTGCAGTTCAGCTGGTTCAGCTTCCGGATGTGGGGGATGGCGTCCTTAACGGTGTGCTCCGACCAGGATTTTGGTTTCTGCCAGTAGTCCGAAAAACCGCGGTACACGATAAACTGATCCTGAATCTCCACAGGCTGCTGGGCCAGCGCATAGGCCACGCTCTCATTCAGGTCGCCCTTATCCCACGCCTTGGACAACTTCGGCGTCAAGTTCTCCCGGATCACCTTCAGGCGGGCCAGCTTGGACTTGGAGACCTTGCAGGCCTCGGCCACGTGGTCCCGCATCCGGCCGGGGAACTCCAGGCCCTCTTCCTGCAGTTGGTACAGGAGGGCTTCGACTCGCTCTGCCTGCTGGGCAATATCGGCATTGGACATCCGGCGGGTGTCGCTGTTGGCGTAGATCAGGCGCAGCTCCCGCAGAGCCGGGGATGCTTCGTCTCGCTCCACAATGCAGGGCACCTGCTGCCACCGCACCGGGTCCTCCTTGGCAAGTTCCATCAGCGCCGCCCGGCGCCGGTGGCCGGAGACCACCGTGTAATGGCCATTCTCTCCAGATCGTACCCGGATAGGCTGCTGGAGGCCGCAGAACTGGATGTTGGCGGCCAATTCCTCCACACCCTCCAGACTGTAAAAGTTGCCCGGATCCGCATCCAGCAGGTTGATGTCGATGTACGTGATCTGCTCCGGGCCGGTGCCCGAATCGGGCACATTGGCCGTCTGCAGCGTCTTGGCGAAACTGCTAATATCGAACGTTTTTGACATACTCAACCCTCCCTCCCGATGTACTCCGCGACCCACTTGCGGTAGTCTTGGCTGGCGGCGCTGCCGGGGCTGTACTGGACAATGGGCTGGCGGTCAAAGGTGCTCTCCGGCACCTTGTCCGTCCGGCGGATTGTCTGCTGGAACACCGGCACGCCCATGGAGCGGAGCAGCTGCTCGCCCTGGCGGACCACGTCGCTGTTGTGCCACTGGGTGATGAGCACGCCGGCGATGCGCACACCCTGGTTGGCCCGGCGCAGGTTGCTGATCTGCTGCGCCATATCCTGGGTACCGGCAAAGGAAAAGCCATCCACCAGCATGGGGATCACCACCTCGTCGGCGGCCATCAGGGCGCCCACGCTGGCGGTGGTGAAGCCAGGAGGGCAGTCGAAAATGAAGAAGTCCGCTCCATCGTCCTCCCGAACGCAGTCCACAAAATTCCGCACATTTTCCGGTGCGCTGACGCCGTCCTTGATGGCGTCGAGGTCCAGGTTGTACAGATCCGGAGAGCCGGGGATCAGGTTCAAGCCCGGCTCCAGCGGCACCAGGTTGTCCTCCCAGACCGGCTCACCGTCACCCATCAGCAGGCTTGCCATGCTGTAATTGACCGCCGGGTCAAACTCCGGCAGGTAAAACCGGGTCAGGTTCATCTGGCCGTCACAGTCGGCCAGGATCACCCGTTTGTAGTACCGGCGGACCAGGATGTCCGCCAGATTGATGGCAGTGACGGTTTTGCCGACGCCGCCCTTGTTGTTCATGATCGCGATAGCTCGCATTATGGTGCCTTCCTTTCCTCCGCCGTCAGGCGGTCCGCAAAATAGTAGCTCTCTCGAAAGTGCTCACCTGTGACCGGGCTTTTAAACTCCAGCGTATAAAAGCGGCCTTCCGGGTGGGTGTACACGACCTTGCCCTCCCGGAGCGGAGCCTTATGGCTGCCGTAACTCGTGTCAAAAGTGGGTGCCGCCACCTGCTTGTCTCCACGTCTCACGCCTTGGGTGTCTCCTTCGGGGCCTCGTCAAATGGTGTACGCTCTCCGTCCGGCATCTGCTGCCAGTCACTTCCATCGCCCCAGAAACTTACCTGCCGGGGCTTCTGCCGCGCTTTCTTCGCTGGCATCGGTTCTGGCCGGGGCTCAATGCGGGTAAAGGTCTGATGCTCGCCGTCGAACCGGCAGCGGACCTTGTCCAACGCCTCGCCGTTCCGGTTCTTTGCCACCTGAATGATGCGGGGCGCATCCTTTAGGTCGTAGTCCTCCCGCCACATCAGCAGGATGATGTCTGCATCCTGCTCAATCTGACCGGAGGAGCGCAGGTCGCCCATGGTGGGCGGTGGCGTAATGCTCCGCACCTGGTCCTTGCCGCTCTGGTCCTTGTACTTGACCTTCACTTTGTCCGGCCGGGAGAGCTGGGACAGGGAGATCACCGCCGTATGGGTACGGACAGCGAACTTCTGCAGTTCTCTGGAAACTGACGTTACCCGTTCGAAATCCTTCATGAGGACACCGTGAGGCGGTTCCACCTGCTGGAGGTAATCCACGAAGATCACGTCGAAGTGCTGGGCCTGACTGTATGCCACGATGTCAAGGGCAGTCATGCCAACGGCGTCAATAAGGGTCACTTTCGTTCCAGACAGCTTGTCCTTCAAGGCGATAATGGTCTTGAAATCCTCCTCAGTCAGCTTGTTGTCGTTGATGTCGGAGCTGCTGATCAGCGTCTCTCTGGCTACATGACGGTCATACAGGCGTGAACTCTTGGACTCGAAGGAAAAATAACCCACGTTATGCTTCCTGCCGAAGCGAGCTGCGCACTGGAGCGCCAGGGCTGTCTTACCGTCACCTGGATAGGCACCGATGATGACGATATTCCCCAGTTCCGTCTTGAGGACCTCGTTGAGCTGAAGGATAGCCCAGTCCAGATGCTCCACCGCCGTCTCGCCGCTGTGCCGGTCGAAAAACTCTTCGTAGCCCTTGGCGAAGGTCAGCGCGTGGATACCCGGGCGACCAACCTGAAGCTGCATGGCTTTGTCAAGAATAGACCGGGCATCGTTCATATCTGCGGCATTCTGGAGAGCTGCGCCAAGTTCCTGAAGCTGGTATAGTGCAGACTTTTCCTTCAGCATCTGCACATAACCGTCCACATTGGCAGCGGTTGGCGTATAGTCCATGATACCGGTCAACAGTTTCGACCAACCATCTCCCAACTTGCCACCCAGTTTCTCACGGACGGCAATGGCATCCGTTGGCAAGCCCTCTCGGAACAGTGTCCTGATAGCCCTGAAGATGGAGCGGTATTGCTGTGTGACGAAGTCCCTCTCGCTGACCCGGCTGAGAACAAAGCCCACGCACTCCTCGTCGATGAGCATAGAACCCAGCACGCCAACCTGTGCGTTCATCAAGTCCTGTGTCAGAACAGTGACTGTCTTGGCCTCGCTCATAAGTACCTGCCCCTTCTCTCGTCATCCGGCGGGATCTCCGGTCGGTCAAGCGTAGCATCATCATACATGGGGCCGGGGTCGTCCTCCCAGCAGCGGCCATTGAGCCACGTTGCTGGGTGGGGGATGTATCGCCCATCGTCCCGCATCCACTGGTCGGACTGCTTCTGAGTGTTCAGGGCCTCCGACATCTTCCGGCACAGGTCCATGTCTGGCGATAGCTTGGCCCACGCCCTTCTGGCCCGGTCTTTGTACTGCTTGCGGGGATACGCCGCCCAAAAGCGTTCAAACAGGTCCACGCATCCCGCCCCCTGGGGGGCTATAGGGGGATCATTACTAGAGTCTTTACTTAAGTGTTTCTTTACTTGTGGCTGATTTTCCGTCAACGGTTTTACCGTCGACGGTTTTACCGTATACGGTTTTTCAGTACACGGTGGTGCTTCATCCTGCAAAACGTAAGTATTACAGGCAAATTTGCCGTTCTCCTGATGGCCCTGTTCCTTGAGCAAATACCCCGCTTCCTCAAGCTCTTTCAAGCACTTGCGGATGGCATCCCGGCCGATGCGGCAGCGGGCCGCCAGACCACTGACGCTGTACTCCCAGTCATCCGGGAAGGACTGCATAATGACATATAGCCCCAGCGTTTTCAAAGAAAGCCGCTGATCCCGGAGGACTGAATTGAAAACTGTGGTAAATGGCTGTGTATGCTTGACGCGGATCTTGCTTTCTGCCATCCGCTCACCCTCTCTCAATAACATCCACCAGACGGAAGAGCAAGGACACGATCCTGCTCACGCCCAGCACGGTAAAAAACAATTCCCAGCCGCTCATCGGGATACGCCCCCTTCCCGACTCAAAGTGGGGCTTGCAATCCGTGTCGGATGTGGTATAATAAACACAGAAAGCCCCGTATTCCTTGATTTTTCAAGGGTACGGGGCTTTTTTGTTACTAATTTGTTATTAGTTCAATGTTCAAACGCAGTTCTTCTATATTTTTATGGGTATATACTCTTTCACCTGTTCCTTTCGATTTATGCCCCATAAGCCTATCAATACAAACCTTATTCGCCCCGGCAGAATCCAGCCGTGAACGGAATGTGTGGCGGCACTCATGCGGGGTATGGTTCATTTGCAGCTTACCCATTATATC